TACGAAAAGCGAATCAAAGAAATTGAAGAAGATTTGGTTCCGTTTGGCTTCATAGATGACGGTCGTGATCTAGACTTGGACGGTGGTTGGACCGTCGCGACCGATTTTTTACCATTCTAGAGATTCCGGTTCTTATAAATATATTATAATTGAACAACAGATTCAAAACAAAACAATCGTAATCTAGGCAAAACCGCCCACCTTAGAGGGAGAACTAACATATGGCATTCTCATTGTCACCATCAGTAACGATCACTGAAACAGACCTTACAACAGTCGTTCCAGCAGTTTCAACAACACCAGCAGCATTTGTTGGGCAATTCGCATGGGGTCCAGTAGAGTCTCCTATCCTAATCAACAACGAAAATCGCTTGGTTGATGTATTCGGAAATCCGGACACAAACACTTTCGAATCGTTTTTCTCGGCAGCAAACTTTCTTGCATATGGCGGAAACCTACAAGTTGTGCGAGTAACGGACCTATCGGCAGCAAACGCATATGCCGAAGCATCTGTACTAACATCTTCTTCTTCATCTGGCGTACCCGATGGATTGAAGATTAAAAACGAAACAGATTACGAGACAAAAAAAGCAGCATATGCTCCTGCAAAATTTGCAGCAAAGTATCCCGGTGAATTAGGCAACTCTCTAGCAGTCGTTGTCATCGATGCTTCTGCCGCATCTGTTACAGCAGGCGGTGTAGCAAACATCGAAGCAGAATTTGATGCGACTCCCGGCACATCTTCATATGCAACTGCACTCGGAAAGACTGGAATCAATGATGAAGTTCACATTGCAGTCATCGACGAAGACGGTCGCTGGACCGGAACTGCCGGTACAATCCTCGAAAAATTCTCATTCCTATCAAAAGCATCAGACGCAAAAAGCCCCGATGGATCATCTAACTACTACGCAGATGTTCTTAACAATCGATCGAAATATGTCTGGTGGTTAGGACACCCCGGCGTTGGCGGTGATGGTACATCATCTTCATCATCAGCAGGTGGAGCAGTCGATTTAATCGATTGGGGTTCACGAATTTCTGATATCGGTGACAATCAGTTCGCTGTTCTAACATCTGGAAACTATTCAGCATCATTCTCTGGCGGCGTTGATGACAACGTTGTTCAGGCAGACGATCTAAACACCGGCTGGGCATTGTTCTCTGATTCACAGACAACCGACATTTCGCTTTGTGTTACCGGTCCTGCACCAGTAGAAACAGCACAGTACGTGATCGACAATGTTGCAGAAGTTCGTAAGGATTGCGTTGCATTCATCTCACCACTTAAGAGCGACACGGTTGATCTACTAGGAAACACTTCCGGTCAGCTATCGGCTATCTTGAAATTTGAAGGCACCGATCTTGCACGCTCATCTTCATATGCAGTTCTAGATACTGGTTGGAAATATCAGTACGATCGCTACAACGACACGTTCCGATGGGTTCCGTTAAACGGAGACATCGCGGGTCTTTGTGCAAAGACTGATTTCGAACAAGACCCTTGGTTCTCACCAGCGGGATTCAATCGCGGACAAGTCAAGAATGTTGTCAAGCTCGCATACAATCCGGTCAAAGCAGACCGAGACGCATTATACAAGCAAGGCATCAATCCAGTCGTGCAACTTGCAGGACAAGGTACTGTTCTCCTTGGAGACAAGACGCTTCTTGACCGTCCATCGGCATTCGACCGAATCAACGTCCGACGTTTGTTCATCGTAATGGAAAAAAGCATCGCGACCGCAGCAAACTTTGCACTGTTTGAATTCAATGATGAGTTCACACGATCACAGTTCGTGAATCAAATCGAACCATTCTTGCGAAATATTCAAGCAAGAGACGGTATCACAGATTTCCGTGTTGTGTGTAACGATACAAACAACACATCTGCTGTTGTAGATCGCCAAGAGTTTGTTGCAGATATCTATGTCAAGCCAAACAAGAGCATTAACTTTGTTCAGTTGAACTTCATAGCAACACGATCTGGTATCGACTTCAATGAACTTGGCATCTAAATAATACACAACTAGTAACAAAACAACGGAGACACCTTAAGATGGCAAAAACAAAAAACATGCAAATAGATTCTTTTAAGAATGCAATGCGAGACGGTGGGGCAAGAGCAAACCTATTCGAAGTTCGTGGAAACTTCCCTACCGTATCAGTAAGCGATATGCAATTTCTTATCAACGCAGCATCATTACCAGCAGATAATGTTGGTACAATTCCTGTACCATACAGAGGACGAGAATTGAAGCTAGCAGGAGATCGAACATTCGATCCGTGGACAATCACTGTATACAACACAAACGATTTCGCAATCCGAGATGCGTTTGAGCAGTGGAGTGAAATTGTCAACGGTCACTTTAACAACAAATCAGCACTAGATGTAGAGGACTACATGTTTGATTGGGAAGTTGATCAGCTTAAGCGAGACGGTACAGTAGCGGCAACATACAAAATTTTGTCATGCTATCCTGAAAGTGTTGGTGAAATTACTGTCGGACACTCTCAAGGAAACACACTTGAAGAATTCCAAGTAACACTACAATACCAATACTGGACACGATCTGGTATCACCAACCTATCTAGCTAATTTTAGTACGTAGATACACTTTTTACATCATGAGGATAATATATTGAAACTTTTTGGGTACTCCCTTACTAAAACATCTAAAGAAGAATCCGAAGAACAACGGATTCAGCCGGTAACAGCACCAGACGATGTTCTAAATGAATCTGATGCATTGATTTATGGCGGTCGATTTGGAACACCATACGAAATTGATGCATCACGCGAAAACGAAGGGCAACTTGTCAATCGCTATCGTTCAATGCTCATGCACCAAGACGTTGATGATGCAGTCACCGACATCTGCAATGAAGCAATTGTATACAACGAAGACAGGCAACCGGTATCAATCGATTTGTCCGGACTAAATGTGGACGATTCGATCAAGCAAAAGATTTCAAAAGAGTTTGATACTGTTTTATCTATGCTGAAATTTTCATCGGACGGTCATGATCTGTTTAAGCGGTGGTATGTTGATGGCAGACTTGCTTATCACATATCAATTGATAAAGAAAATCCGGAAAAGGGAATTCTAAATCTTCAAAAACTTGATCCGCGAAGACTCAAAAAGATCACAAAGATCATTGAAGACGAAGACCCCGAATCGAAAACCAAGTTCGTTAAGAAGATCGAATCGATATATTCATACGATCAATCAGTACAGTTAAAGAACAGTACAGGCGGATCAATCAGTTCAGCAGGGGCAGCACTTTCGGGATCATCTACAGGTAATGCAGTCTTGTCAGACGATTCAGTAATTCATGTTACATCGGGCTTGTTTGATTCACGATCAAATCGCGTAGTCGGACACTTACACAAAGCGATTCGACCATTAAATCAATTGAAGATGATGGAAGATTCGCTTGTTGTTTATAGATTCTCCCGCGCACCAGAACGAAGAGTATTCTATATTGACGTTGGTTCGATGCCGTCTAAAAAGGCAGAGCAGTACGTCAAAGATACAATGAACAGATATCGAAAGCGTATGCTTTATGATGCCGACAGTGGGCAGCTTGTCAACGAAGGAAAGCACATGACGATTACGGATGACTTCTGGTTTCCGCGTCGTGAAGGTGGTAGAGGAACAGAAGTAACAACGCTTCCCGGTGGGCAAAACCTATCGCAGATTGAAGACGTTACATACTTCAAAGAAAGATTGTACAAATCTCTCAATGTTCCAATCACTCGGCTACAACCAGAAAATGGGTTTGCTCTAGGAAGAGCATCAGAAATTACTCGGGATGAAGTCAAGTTTGCACGACTAGTTGATGTGCTTCGAAACAAGTTTTCAAACGTGTTCATACAGGCACTTCGCGTACAGCTTGTTCTTAAGAAGGTCATCACGCTAGGCGACTGGAAAAAGATTTGTGAAAAGATCAACTTTGTATATGCACAGGATTCGTATTTCTCTCAACTCAAAGAACTAGATATTCTTCAAGAGCGAATACGAGCAGCAAACGAAGTAAAAGAATATGTCGGCATATACTTCTCACACGACTATGTACAGCGACACATCTTTGGCATGACTGATACAGAAATCAAAGAAACTCGTGAAATGCTTGATAAAGAAAAAGCAGACGGACACTATAACCAAGAATCAGAAGACCAATCCGGAGGCGGATTTGGCGGAAGCAGATACTAAAAAAGGAAATACCCATGAGCATCAACGAAGAACTTTTAGACGAACTTATGAACACTGTAACAGGTGGTTCCCCAACCGACTTTGCCGAAGCACTAGACAAGGCAATGAAAGTCAAGTGTGCAGATGGTATTGATGCCCGACGCACCGAACTTGCGGGTGGTATTCATGAATCAAAAGATGAAGACGAATCATATGACGATGAAGAAGAAGAAGAAGAACTAGACGAAGCCGCAGACGTTGACGGAAAAGACAACGACGATAAAGAAGACGATGGCGACGGTCTAGATGATGTCGGCGACGAAGATTCGGACGTTGACAATGATGGTGATTCAGACTCATCGGACGAATATCTAACCAAGCGACGTAAGGCAATCCAAAAAGATGTCCGAAGCGAATCCAGACAAACAATTGCAGAAGCACGAAACTTTCTTGGTCTTGATGAAGCCAAAGCAATGTCACCAGCCGACAAAAAAGAATACGAAGCTCTTAAAAGAACTTTAGTTAGTTTTGAAAACGATTTGAAAAAATCAGCGGGTGGTGGTAAAACAAGTCTTCTTAAAGGCATCAAGGATGTCAAGGCTGATATCAACAACCTAGAAAAGCAATACGGAATCGGTGATAAAAAGGAATTTGCGTGGAAGGGTCAAGACACTCAACGAGGAATTGGACAACGCGGATAATCTAAATGGCTAAACTCTCAAAACCACAAGTTGATAAAAAAGAAAAGATCGTCAAGGCTATGAAGCGTAGCAAAGACGATTTCAGTAAGCGATATGGCGACGATGCAAAGTCAGTCATGTATGCCACTGCAACAAATCTCGCCAAAAACGAATCGGTCGAGTATGTGGTAGACTTTACAGATTCTATCGATGCATCAAACTTTGCAAACGCAATCAAAGAATATTCGATCACATCGAACGAATGCATCTCTACGGAACGAAACGGCTCTGCACGAGTGTTTTTTGAATCCAAGATAGACAATCACGACTTCATCGAATGGCTAGCAGATAGAAAACGATCTACAGGCACATCTCTATGCTTCGAAGATTTTCTACCAGAGACAATCGCATCAAACCCGTCTGCAACAACGTTTTCACAATTCAGCAAAGAAGTATCGGGCATCAACTATGATATCCTATTCGAAGAGGCAGTTCTGTCAGAAGCCGATGATGCATACAAGAAAACCCGCGAATACAAGCGATATTCAGATGATGACAAAGAAGCAATCGATTACTTCATGTCGCAGATTGAAAAGCATGGAATTGAAAAGCTAGAAAAGGTTGCACGAGATACCACTGTACGATATCCTATCACACCAAAGCAGCTAGACAACTTTCTTGAAAACATCTTCTTTGTGGAAGACATCGAGTATATCCGATCGCTCACAGAAGCAGAAGACAAGAAAAAGAATGCTCCCGATCCGGTTCATAAAAAAGCAGAAGATGATCGTAAGGAAGCAGGCAAAAAAAACGAAAAAGCTGCCGACGATAAGAAGAAAGACGCCGACAAAAAGAAGTCGGACGCGGACAAAAAAAAGTCTGATACAGCAAAAGCAAACGATGATAAGAGCGATGGTGGCGACAACAAGGGCGACGGAATTGATACCACACCAAAGACATTCGCAAACTTCAAGTCTGATCTAAAGCCGGGTGAAAAAGGCAAGCCATCAATCGTTAAAAAAGATCAAGAAGACAAATCAATGAAGCTAGAAAAGCCTCAAAAGGGATCGCCCATTAAGGACGCAGAGATTGATGAAACAGAATAACATCGACCCATTCACTGTATCAGAAGCCGTAGCAAAACCGGTCATGAACTTTTCATCAAGCGGATCGTTTTCTACAGCAAAATCGCCATTACAAAAAGCAAACGATAAAAAGATGACCGATGCCATGATAAATACTCTACGCAAAGAGTATGGATCAATCAATAGTATAGACCCGTCATCTGAAACATACAAAAGATTGATTGCATTGCTGGATATGCTTAAGGCAAAGAAACCACAATTGCTAAAACAAATCGCAGCAGCAAACATCAAATTCGTATCACTTCTAGCCAAAAACAGAATGCGATCACTACGAATGAACGAAGACACCGAACAGTATATCACTTCATTGATGGGATCAAAGGGTAAGAAACTTCAAGCAATCGCAAAGATGCTTAAAGTAAAGGGGCAAGGCGAATCACAGCTTTCATATGCAGTGTTCAATGCTCTCAAGATGCTACCAGATTCCACAGTATCTACTATTCATCAAAAGGCTAGTAACATAAAAGAATCCCGGCTAAAGTTTAGCGACTGGCGAGAAAAAGGACGATCACGTTGAAACTAATAACAGAACACACACAGTCGGTTAATGTGCTGACAGAATCTACTGATGGTAAGCAAGAATACTTCATCGAAGGTGTCTTTCTGCAATCAGAACTAAAGAACCACAACGGGCGAATCTATCCCAAGCATGTGATGGAAAAAGAAGTCTCGCGATACTCTGAACAATTCGTGAAAACAGGTCGTGCGCTTGGTGAACTGAATCACCCACAATCGTGCCAAATCAATCCAGACCGTGTATCTCACCGAATCGTAGAACTACGAGCAGACGGAAACAACTACATAGGTAAGGCAAAGGTTCTAAACACACAATGCGGGCAGACTGTAAAAGGGCTACTTGAAGGCGGCGCACAACTAGGCGTTTCGTCTCGTGGTATGGGATCGCTCAACGAAAGAAGCGACGGTACGCTAGTGGTCGGCGAAGATTTTACTCTCGCTACTGCGGCAGACATCGTGTTTGATCCATCCGGTCCAGACTGTTTTGTAAATGGTATTCTTGAAGGCAAAGAATGGATTTACCAAGACGGGCGATATGTTGAAAAAGATATCGATCGTGCAGTCAAGGCTATCAAGAATGCACCCACAAGACGGCTAGATGAAGTAAAGCGAGCAGCTTTTATTGACTTTATCACAAAAAATTTCTAAAAATCGATTTCTGTAGAAATCAAAACTTATAAATAATTGTATCCAACGAAAACGGAGAACGTAACAAATGACTATGCTTAACGAAATGGGAAATCAAGGCGAAGGCGGAACTAAACTCAACAAAGATGAGATTGCCGCAAACGCACAAAAAGGCGAAACCGCAGCACCAGTAGTGGCGGCTGACGGTGAAACTGCTGACAAGGTACAAGACCTTGGCGCACCAGTTGTAAAGGGCGACGAAGACACCGGACCTTTCAAGGCAGATGATTCTGTACCGGGAAAGAAAAAGCGAAGAGCCGACAATGACAATGGCGAATCGCTTAAGGATGTCTCAAAGGCAAAGCTAGTGACAAAAGCATACGAGTCACTAACTGAACTTGACAAAGACACTCTTTCAGAGCGATATGATGCTATTGTAGCAGCTATTGCAGGTGACCGACTGGATGAAGATTCTATCGATCTTTCCGAAGAAGTAAACGATCTTCTAGGAAGCGAAGAAGACCTAACAGAAGAGTTCCGCAAGAAAGCAACATCGCTATTCGAAGCACGTTTTGCACAGTCTATTCGCGAAGAAAAGGCTCGACTCAACGATCTATACGAAGAGCAGCTTTCAGAAGAAACACAGGCAATCCGCGAAGACCTAACCAACAAGCTAGATTCATATCTAGACTATGCTGGATCAGAATGGATGAAAGAAAATCAACTTGCAATCGACTCTGGCGTAAAGACAGAAATTGCAGAATCATTCTTTGCAGGTCTTCATGATCTAATGGAACAGCACAACCTTGACATTCCAGAAAAGGATTCCGACATTCTTGAAACCACAATTTCAGAAAACAGGGAAATCAAGGAACAACTAGATTCAGCAATCGACACAATGATTTCTTTCAAGTCACAGCTTCAAGAGCTATACAAAGAAAAGGCAGTCAACACAATCTGCGAAGATTTGACTGACAACGATAAGTCAAAGATTGTCGATCTTGTTGAAGGAACTACATTTGATTCGGTAAAAGAGTTGAACGAAAAGGTTCAAACATTCCGAGATCACTACTTTTCTAAGGAAGACAAAGACGAATCTACCACATCAGGTATGGTTCTTTCCGAAGAAGTTCTTACATCACAAGAATCAAGCGACACAGACAACAACGATAAGATCATGTCAGATGATCCATTCGTAAACGAACTAGCCGAACAAGTATCACGTTTTGGCGACATACACTAACTAACTAATTTAAGCATTTCCCGAATATAGGAGAAACATTATGGAAATGGTATCAGAAGGTCTTTATAAGAAGTGGGGTCCAATCCTTGAAAACAAGGCATTTGCCCCAATCGTAGGTAACACTCGTAAGCGTGTGACCGCAGCTATTTTGGAAAACACCCAGCGCGAACTAGCTTCGCAACGGTCTGTTAACCTATTCGAATCACCAACAAACGCAGCAGGCGGCGCACTCGGTTCAAACGCAACCGATGGTACAGCAGTATCGGGTTACGATCCGGTTCTCATCTCAATGCTTCGTCGTTCAATGCCGAACCTAATTGCATACGATGTATGTGGTGTTCAGCCAATGAGCGGTCCAACAGGACTTGTGTTCGCTATGCGTGCGAACTACACTAACCAAGCAGGAACAGAAGCACTTTATAACGAAGCTGATACTGACTTCTCTGGTTTCCAAGACGGCACATCATCGTCTTCATCTGGTACTCATGCAAACGCAGACCCTACCGCTGCCGGTTACACAACTGGTGATGGTATGAGCATTGCACGAGCAGAAGCACTTGGTTCATCTGGTGCTACTCAAAACTTCAATGAAATGGCATTCACGATCGAACGTGTTACTGTCACAGCACAAACTCGTGCATTGAAGGCAGAATACACAACCGAGCTTGCACAGGACTTGAAGGCAATTCACGGTCTTGACGCAGAAACAGAACTCGCAAACATGCTTTCGCAAGAAATTCTTGCAGAAATCAACCGTGAGATCATCCGTAAGATTTACACCATCGCTAAGCCGGGTGCGCAAGTTGGCACCACAACAGCAGGTACTTACGATCTTGACACCGACTCAAACGGTCGTTGGTCTGTCGAACGATGGAAGGGACTCGCGTTCCAAATCCAGCGTGACGCAAACGCGATTGGTAAGGATACCCGATTCGGTCGTGGCAACTTCGTAATCGTCGGATCAGATGTTGCAGCAGCACTTGCGGCATCGGGATACCTAGACTATGCACCAGCATACCAAACCAACGAACTTGGTGACGATACAGGTGCAACGTTTGTCGGTACAATGAACGGCGGAATCCGTGTCATCATCGACCCATACTTTAGCTCGGCAGCAGGAAACGAATTCTACTGCGTTGGCTACAAGGGTTCTGATGAGAAGAAAGCTGGCATGTACTACTGCCCATACGTACCGCTACAAATGGTGCGTGCGGTCGGAGAAAACTCATTCCAGCCGAAAATCGCCTTTAAGACTCGTTATGGATTGGTTGCAAACCCATACGCGAACGCAACAGACGGCACCGGCGCATTGGTCGCAGACGCTAACAAGTTCTACCGATTCTCAACAATCGCAAACCTAGCGTAATAAAGAACGATAGTAAAACAGAGGAAAAACAAGAGATTTCTGAAATCTCTTGTTTTTCGTATGGAAACACCATATAATCAATGTACATATAAAAGGGACATACGAATGAAAAAAAGCGGAAAAATCTATATTATAACAAATAACCTCAACAAGCAACAATATGTTGGCTTTACCACGACAACCATAAAGAAACGATTCAGGCAACACTGTAACGACGCAAAATACAAACAAGACTGTACTATGCCAATAGTCACAGCAATACGCAAACACGGAACTGAACACTTTCAAATAGAGCAATTATTTGAACACGCCGATGCAGAATTTGTACTGACACACATGGAACCATATTATATCCACAAGCACGATACATATAACAGCGGATACAATGCATGTAAAGGCGGAAGAGGATCATTAGGGTCAAAATGGAATAAAGACTCTAAATTAGAAGCATCAATGACGCACACCGGGAAATTGTTTACAGACGACCACAAGAAAGCATTATCCGACTCCTCAAAGGGTAGGGAAATAAGCAAATCCCATAAAAAAACAATCAGCAGGGCAAACGAACAATATGTATACAAGATTATCGATCCAAAGGGAAATGAACACAATACAACAAATCTTAATCAATTTTGTAAAGATAATTCAATAAATCAGTCAAACATGCACAATGTAATGACAGGTAAAAAAAAGTCTTATAAAGGATACACAGGAAAACGTGTCGAGCGAATAAAATCATACTCCAAAAAAATTAAAGTGATACCAATAGAACATGGTGTATCTGCTAAACACATACACAAGGAATGGCGAGAGTTTTCGGGCGACTATATCATATTTTCAGATGAGATGGAAGATAGAAAGGAAATCATAGAATCTTTTACGGGCAATTCGTGCTACTCTAACAATAAAATTCACGGAAGAAAAACAACAGCACGCAAAATATCAAACGCAGTAGCAAGAGCGTTCATTAACAACAACCACATTCAGCCGATAACCAAGTGCGCGATTGCATATGGGCTATTTGATTCCAACGACTCTCTAGTATCAGTAGTAACATTTTCACACCACCATAGAGGAACTAGTGACAAAAACCACATTGTTCTTTCACGATTTTGTACACTACTCAATACGCATGTGCATGGAGCATTCACAAAGCTTCTAAAACTTGCAGTTAAAGAAAACGCGAAGTGGGAGAAAATTATCACATGGTCTGACAATAGGTTTTCTGTCGGAAAAATGTACAATAAATGTGGATTCAGCAAAGACACCACACTACAACAAGACTATAGCTATTATTGCCCGGCGAGTAAAAAAAGATATAATAAGCAAAAATTCATGAAATCGAAAATTGAATGTAAAGACGGGCAAACCGAACGGGAGAGAATGGAAGAATTGGGCTACAAGCGAGTATATGACCTCGGTAAAATTCGGTGGACATATGACATTGAAGCCACGGTTGATCTGCGAAAAGAACCCGCATATGGGACAAAAACCGCAATAATTCCGCACAACAAATTATCGATACCGCCCAAAGAAGAACTGATTGACCTATACATAAACAAAAAAAATACAATCACTAAAATTGCAAAACACTACAAGGTATCTAATCCAACTGCTAGCAACTGGCTAGACCACCACGACATACCCAAACGATCTCATTCAGACAATATCAAAATAGCAATGGACCGATCTGAAAACCTAAAAGGCAATGCACACATATCAGACCATACACTTAGTATACTAGATTCGCAAGACCTTTTAGAAAAAGAATTTATATCCACTGGATACAATCGATATCAATTAGCAAAACATTTAAAAGTATCGGCATCAACAATAGACAAGCGACTATACAAGTACGGGATTTCAGATAAGTATACGTTCACAAACCAGTCAACAGATGAACAAGATGTTGCAGACTTCATCATAGAAAACGCACCAGAATTATCTGTCATACGAAATACTCGTAAGATATGCCCACCAAAAGAAATAGACATCTATATTCCCGAGAAGAATCTTGCAATCGAATATTGCGGACTGTATTATCACACATACAACACAGGCGGCAAGAATAGAACATATCACCA